TATTCTCAAAGGTCGTCTTGGGCAGGTCTGTCAAATCTTGGATATTGACATTGAGAAGGTTTGCATCAATACGTTCAGCAATTTTCTCCTCTGCCATCTCCATTGTAACGTAAAGCACATTACGTCCGTTAAGCAGACAGGAGCTAGCCATATGACACATGAAAAGAGACTTACCAACACCTGTCCCAGCAAGAGCGATGTTAAGAGTCTTGTTAGGAAGACCACCTTTCGTAATCTTGTTGAAATATTCAAGGTCAAACGGGATACGGTCTTCCTTGCGGTGATAGGACTCATAGCGTGCTTCATAATCATTCAGGTAATCGTGACCAATATGATTGTCAAATGATACTGCAAGAGCATCAGACAAAATAGAAGGGATCGCATCACGATTCTTCTTCTCATTGTTACCATCGGCAATATTGATGGATTCCATGAGTGCCAAATAAATGGCACGGTCACGACACCACTTTTCGGTAGTATCTTCCAACCACTGACTATCAACAGGAGCATCATGAAGAGAGTCAGAGATTTCCCTGACCTCTTTGATTTCTGTCTCCGTTAGGTCAGACCGATTCTCAAGCTCAATCTTGAGAGCTTCGGTTGTGATTGCTGACCCATACTTTACAATGAAGTGTACGATTTCTTGGAAGACAACTTTCTCTGTCCTACTGTCAAAATAGTCTGGTTGAATAAAAGGAATGACCTTCCTAGAATATTCTTCATTATATACAAGGTTTCTGAGAATAGTAGTCTCAATTCGTTCCATAGGAATAGTATTGTTTCGCGGCAGCATCAAGTTGCTGCATTACTTCAGGTGTGAAATACTGCTCGGGGTCTTTGAGTATAGCTTTAGCATAGACTTTTTTGCCGTCAATCTCATAGCGTCCTGCGACGTTTTTCCAGAGACCGCCCATCTCACCGAGCTCAAGAAGACCGTAATAACGATCAAGACCACGCTCATCGTAAAACAAACGTACCGTAACATCTTGGTTCTCCTTGCTTAAACGTGACTTAGCAGTCTTAGCTTTGATAAGGTTTCCGACGATTTCAGTTCCGTCTTTCTCCTTCTTCTTGCTGAGATGGATGATAGTAGAAGCGGCATACTTAAGACCACTACCACCACCCATTTCTTTTGTAGGAACGTAAGCGCCAATGACATCGTAGGTGTGGTTAGTGACAATCATAGGAATGTTTGCCTGACCCAACTTGAGTGTGAGCATACGGAAGGCACCTTTGATAAGTTGGGATTTGGTCATATCCCTAACTTGTTTGTCGTTCAGTGCGTCAGTGATCTCTTTCTCTGTGGAAAGCATACCTAAGGAGTCTAGCACAAACATACAAGGTTTGCGTTCGTCTTCAGGTTTTTTTAAGTAAATGTCTACCGCCTTGAGTGCCTTACTACGAAACTCTTCAACAGTAACAACATTGACTACAACTAACCTAGTGAGGTCAATACCCCTAGACTCAAGTAGGGATTTGTTGACGGCAGCCTCAGTATCAAAGTAGAGACAATAACCATCGGGGTTAGTATCAAGAAAATTCTTAACCACAGCGAGAGAGAAGAAAGTCTTTCCAGTAGAAGACTCTCCAGCAATAGCAGTAATCTTATTCCCAGATACACCACCAAATATGCTACCTGAAACCAGTGCATTAAAAATGTACGAACCTGTGTCCACATAAGTTTCGGTTTCGTCAATATCAGCAGCGAGTTTGGTGTAGTCATCGCCAATTTCTTTTACAATATCTTTCAAAAAGTCCATCAAGCTACCATCCCGTATTGTTCACGAAGAATTTTTTTATAAGGAAGATCCTGCTCACGTAGTTCCTTCACCAGTTTGAGTTTTTGATACAGAGCAGTATCTCCGCCCAGAGTCAGAGAACTGACAATTGTTGCAAGTTCTTTATCGTTAATAGGAAGATCCATTAGCTAAAAAATGCCTCTAGTGTTGCTGTTTTTTCAATGCCCCATCCAATGGCATCAAGAATTGATTTGAGTGGTTCCAAAAAACTCTTCTCAAATTGTAAGTCATAGTCGATGTATTTGTCAAGACCAAGCTCCTTCGGAAAGTCTTGAATGAAGGAGATAACATTCTCCTGAATAATATTCGGTTTTTTCAAATAGAGGAACTTAATCTTTTCCCCGTTACCGATAAGTGAATATTTATTAGTTAGTTTCTTCTCCTTCACATAGTGATTAAACAAGAGTGCTCCACGACAATGAATAGGCGTACCCTTTACATAAATGTCAGAAGAGGACTGATACTTGCGAACATCAGAAGCAGTTCTGGGGAATGCGATCTCTTCAGGAGGAAGACTCTTGAACTTGACCCGACACTCTTCAATGAAGTCAATAACCTCATCTTCAGTCCCGTTCATCATCAGTTTGAGACCGTCTTTAATCATCTGACGGCAAGGTGCAGGAGTTGAAGATTTGACTGCCTCAATACCCATCATCTTAAGTTTAGGTTCACTGTATTGAACACCCTCACTGTTCCACACGTTGAGAATGTATCGCTTCTTCGCAGTCCAGATGCCACGTTCAGCGATGTTCTCACGCTTCATTTGCATCTTCTGCTCATATGCCGAAACATAATCCGCAAGTTCCTGATAACTGGATTCGATGAATGGTTCCAGTTTTTCTTTACAGATCTTGTCCAGAATTGAAACGATTGCGTTTTTATCATCAGACTTATTACCAAAAAATTTAGTAACAAGAGGTCCCATATTAAGATAGATTGAATCGGTATCCGATGCGATAACATAGTCTACTTCTTCAGTTTGCAAAAGTTTATTTAGATATCCATTTACTTTGTTTTCAATCCAACGGATAGAGACCTGACCAGAGAGTGTAATCGCTTCTGCGTTTGCAAGTTTGTAATATCTAAAATACTGGTTACCGATAGCGCCATAAGCACTATTAAGCTGGATCTTCCTAGCCATCTGGATATTGTTGCACCGTGCAATTTCTTTCTCAAGAGTTTTTGTAGGTGTCTTTTCATATTCCTGTTTGGCAGCAAGCATCTTCTTTTTGTAGATGGTACGATCCTTATAGATCTTTTCCATCAGTTCCGGAAGCATACCTTTTACTCTACGATAGAGTGCCCCGTTTGCAGTCATAGTAAGATTAACCTTTCTCAAAGGTTCCAAATCTAAATCTTGATTAAGAAGTTTGTCTACATTAACTTTATTGGAAAGTTCTCTTACTTTTTTAAGTGCTTCCAATTCTTCTTTAATCTCTTGAGAGGACATTTGTCGGACATCTTTCCACATTTCAAGTCTCCATAATTTTAGTTTTTCTAATACCAAACTCTTTCAATCTTTGCTTTATCAAAACCTCACTGCAATTATAGTGTTCGGCAATTTGTTTCCTTGTTTTATTTTCATAATTATACATTCGTTCCAAGTCAATCTTCTCAATTTTATATGACCTTTTTTGCCTCATAGTTTCTCTATATCTTTGTCTGGTATTTTCACTCATAGGATAAGTCTTACCCTTTACACGACCACCACTACCTTTGGAAATATTATAGAGTGTTCCGCCCTCACCAATTAACTTATATTTTTCAATAAGTTCCTTTTCAAGGTTCAAACATTCTTCTTTTGTTCCTTCAAAAATTTTTTCAACACAAGGTTCAGTCCCATTTAAAATCATAGATTTTATTTTTCCATAAAAAGAAGGATAATTTGCATCATAAGGCATATAAGAACTTGGTTTTAAATGAGACCACATTCTATAACCTTGTCCCATACCAACATAAAATACATTTACACCTTCTTTATACTGATAAACATACATAGGATACTAACCTTTGCTTATAAACTATCTATATCCTATTTATATTATAACATACTTTCAAGTTCTGAAATTCTTTTACTAATATCGTCCTGCGTAACAAGAGTTTCTGGGGATATTGCGTATTGCATAATGAGATGAGGATAAAGTGAATTCAAATCAAAACTTACCACGTAATCATACTTTCCTGGAATCGGTTCCTTGACATATGCCCCAGCGTATTTGGAATCTTTATCAGAACGTTCTTTCGGAGGAATGACAATATTCCTCTTCTTTAGATAGTTATAAATGATCGTATCCCACATACGGACTTGTGAGGAAACGTCAGCATAGTTTGCCTTAGCGTCATATGCCATCGTGACTGCCAACTCAATCAGTTTCATCTTGTCTTCCAAACGGTCAACAAGCTCTACGTCAATGATGTTGTATTCTACAAACTTCTGCCAACCATTCGTATAGAAGTCTTTGAAGGTATCAAACTCAGAGTGGTCCAGTTTCTTCTGACCCAGCTCTACACTAGCAATGTAGTCAAGGCGATACGATTCTTGTGCTTTATAAGTGAACTTCTTATAAAGGTTAAGATAATCAAGTTGAGTGATGCCGCCAACATCATATGCAATGTTTTTACGACCAGCGATATACACTTCACGCTCAGTAACGAGTCCCCAAGGAGACATACGCTTCATAAGTTTCTCACCAAGCACCCTGTCAATACGCCGCACAAGATACGGCATATCATACAGTTCGCTATTCCACCCAGTCACAACTTCAGGGCAGTTTTCTTCAACCATCCACCAGTTGATGAAAGCAGATAACAAATCATACTCAGTCTGAAAACCTTTGTAGATAACATTTTGCTGCTTATTGTCAAAAGGTCCTTTACCCCAAGTGCGAATTTGTTTGGTTGCATAGTCTTGCACGGTGATGAGCAAGACTTCCTCAGCAGCAGATTCTACATCTGGGAATCCATTCTCGGATGCAACCTCAATATCAATCGTAGAGATTTTGATCTTTTTAGTATCAAACTTAATCTCTTCTTCTGGATACATCTCAGAAATATATTGATAGATGTATCCAGTGTTTCCATAGATTTTAAAGTTTTCTACGCCCTCATATTTTTTAATAAAATCACGACATTCTCTGATTGTTCCTGGTTGAACTGATTCAACATACTCACCTTCAAGAGTTTGATATTTTGTTTTCTTATTAGAAGGAACAAAAAGAGTCGGGTAGAACTTCTCCTTAGTCATGAAATGGCGACCATTCTCATAACCACGGACTAGGAAGTTGTCCCCGACCATTTGGACGTTTGTATAAAACCGAAAAGACATAAATAATTAAAGACCGTTTCAAAGTAATGGCATATATCTATTCAATATATAATAAACTATCTGAAAAAAGATATATAGGTCAAACTATACAACCTTTACACAAAAGAGTTTATCAACATTTTTACCAAGCAAAAAAAGGTGTTGATACTCCATTATATCACGCATTAAGAAAATATTCAAAAAGCAATTTCAAAATTGAAATAGTTGAAGAATGTGATAAATTATTTTTAAATGAAAGAGAAATGTATTGGATAAATTATTTCAATACTTTTAATGATGGTTATAATTGTGATGTTGGAGGAGCAGGAACTAATCAATTTAAGCATTCTGAGGAAACCAAAGCAAAAATGTCTGCCTCAAAAAAAGGGAAGACCTCTGGTAGAAAAGGAAAAATTAATTCCATAGAAAGTAATAAAAAAAGAAGTGAGACTTTAAAGAAAGGGTATCAGAATGGAACTCGCAAACAAAGAGATTACTCTGATGTATCTGGTGAAAATAATGGAAATTATAAAACGGGCAAGTACACTGGATGGTATGCCCGTTACAAAAAGAAAAAAAGTATTTAATTCATTCTCCAGTTAGTTCCAGATACTTAGCAATAACTTCTTCTGTGGGATCTGCAATAGTCAGAATATCTTCCGACCTAATCATAAGCTCTCTCTGGTTGGTTGCCTTTGGCCAAGGGACCATATCATCTTCACTATTAAAGAGATATGGATTGATTAGTTTGCAATTTGGGTCACCAAGTGCAGCATCAATTTCAACTACCTCACTGATAATAACATTATCTACATCCATAAGCAAGCACTTAATTGACTTGTCCATTTACTTTCTCCTGATACATTTCTACTAAGGTTTCAAGTGGTTCCACAACTGTTACTACCCAATCAGTAGGAACGACAATATCCTC